TGCTTAATTGAACATCAATATTAATCTTTGCGGTTAAATCGACATTCATTGCATCAATGAATGAAAAATAATCATTCTCTTTGGCAATGCCTTGACTTACAAGTATTGGTATTAACTGTTCATTCAAAACCCTTAAAACAAATTGCCTATCTGCTTTGTGTATGATTGCCTGCTGTTCCGATTGTGTTAAGCTTTGCGCGTAACCCCCGCTACTTGCTTCAATGGTAGTCATACTTTGTGCAAGAATTGCAATCGTCATTTCTTCGTTACAAGCGTTTCTAAATGTTTCGTGAATGGTTGTATTGCCACTTGCATTGAAACTTTCGCTTTTTATGTTTGAGCCTTTTGGCAAAGCCATTGACCCTGCCGCACCCATCGACCGGAAGGCATCGGTTAAGGCTTGTTTCATTTCTTCAGTATCATACTCACCTATTCGAGTTGGCATTCCAAACACTTCTGCAAATTCCGCAAAATCTGAAAACCCTTTTCTTTTGTAAATTACCCAAGGAACTGCACTTAATAAGATGCCCAAATCATTAACATCGCCCGCTTTCAGGGTTGTAAGTTTGTACAATTCATCAAAGTAGTTTACGCCAGTTGTATCGCTGGTGTTCTTAACTACAAGCCCAAATTCAGACTTTACGTGTTGGCGTGGCACCAATACGCTCCTGTTTTCGTAACCAGTCGTTTTTATATTCCAATCCAACTCAACCAGTGAGTAACCCCAAAACTTGCTTTCAATAATAAATTTGAGTAAATTCTCAAAAAAGGTTTTTTCAACTGCTTTTGAAAATTCAACATTCTCTTCGTTTTTGTCGTTTATCAAACGCAAATCTAAGTTTAAAATACTTAGAATCCGTTTTTGAACAATCGAACTTAATACGGAGTCTGTTAGTGCATCTTTGTACATATCGTATAAATCCTTTCGGTTTTTCGATGTACTTTCAGCACTCTTTTGTGCATTCCTAAACTTTTGTATATCCAAACTTCTAAATTGTGCAGGTTGCACGTTAATTTGGTTTACAATGATATTTTGTGGTGTTTGTTGCTTTGCCATAGTCGTTTAATCAAAATAGTTATTATTCTTTTCTTTTGAAGTGTAGCTTATTAAGTTTGCAGCCGTTTTGCTTGCTGCCATTGGTAAACTACTTAATACCGTTTCGTTTGCTTGTTTTAACCAAGCAATAGCACGTTCGTAACGCTTTGTTCGTGCAGCTACGTCCACGCCACTCTGGTCTAGTTCTATTAAGTTGTAAATAGCAATATCTTTACAGAACTGCACTAACAACTTGTTACGCTCTTTACCTTTGGCATTGAATATTGCTTGCACATCGTATTTGGCTAAATATCCGCGCATTTCTTCCTCAGCCGTTTCTATTACATCAATAAGCAATAGCTCATCGCCTTGCGTGATTTCATTGATGTAGTTTTCATCTAAAACGCTGTTTAGTTCGTTAATTTCTATAAACATAGCTAGTAGTAATTCTTTTTAGATTTTTCGAGTTTGAAAGTTTGTATTTCTGTTTTTTGTAAAATTTTGTTATTTAAGACCCAAACGCCACCTTCCACAGCATCGGTACCGTCAAGCTTTCTTGCAGTTGCTTTTGAAAATACTTTGAATTGCTCTTCTAATCTTTTCATGTGAGGATTGTCTTTTTCAGCATCGTTAAAAATCAAATTACCGGAACTATTAATCGGCTCTAAGTTGCCTTCGATACGAAAGAATTTATCCGGCTTTTGCCTTTCATCGCCACGGACTAACAAGCCTTGTTTCTCAAATTCAGGCTTCAATACTTGACTGAAAAAAGGGTCTTGCAATGTATTGTTTTCTACATAATTGTAGTATTGTACGCTTTGGGCATTGTATTCGTTTTTCAATTCATTGTACCAACTCACGAAATCGGAATTAACCGCTTTATCTAATCTACAATTGATTACATAAAATTTATTATCCTTTTTTCCTAGCAAAACCACACACTTATTACTGTTTTGTTTATCGGTTTTGTTTGAATAACTTGGGTCGCCGTAAAGTACCAACGCGCTAAATGTTTTGAGCATTGGAATTTTGCCCCAAGTAATTTTCTTAAATACCTGCCCAACGGTAATTGGATTGTTAAAATATTCTTTTTGAGCACTTGCATAGCTTATTTTTGAAAGCAACCAGTCAATGTGCTCTTCGCTGTTTTTTATCCAAGTACTTTTGCCTTGCTCATCGCGTATGTTTACTACTTTGGCAAAGTCAGCTACTTTTATCGCGCGTGTAATGCAAGTATCATTTCCAATGATATTACCATTGAATAAAATCCTTTTTTTACCGGAAACGGACATACTAGGAATAACAGCCTGTTCAATCCAATTCCATTTTTTATCTATACGCTCTGGATTGATTATCTCTTCGTCAGTATCTATATCATCAAAGATTAAGGTATCTGGTCGCACCTCTTCGTTACGTACACCGCGCGGACTTTGCCCTGCACCAAACCCAACTATTAAGTTGCCATTTCTTGTTTTAAAATTATCATCAGACCAGCCAACGATTGGAACTTGCGCTCCATAATCATTGATAATCCGTTGGTTTGATTCTAAATTGATTTTCCAAGGTTTTAACAATAAAGTTGCCTGTTCGTTGGTATGTGAAATTAATTCAATACACTTTGCTTCTTTGCGTGCAAACATCAAATAAAACACATCAAACATAGTTCTTGCTGACTTTGCCAACTCCCTCGCCCAAGGTCTAACAATATAGATTTGGTTGTTATCAATGAATTTGCGTGAGCTTTTCTTATGAAACAAAGCAGGTTCCGAACTAGCATAATTTGGGAAATAATACTTATACCAAGCCTCATTATCCGATTCTAGTTTCTTAATCCGATTGCGCTTGGTAGCCTCGTCTTCAATCGCAATTTGTGTTGCTTTTTGAAGATTATATCTGTACTCTTCCCAAACCTTTAATGTTTGTAAATCAGTCATTTTATTACTTTTTAGAAGCTTCGTTTTTAATAAAACTATCTGCAAACTCGCCTATTTGCTTTGCCAGTTCTACATCGGCAGAGCGTATGTAGTTAATGAAATTCATTAAGTTATTGATAGTAAACGAAAGCGGAGGTTTTGAGAATGTACGAATAGCACTGTTAAGTTTAATCATTGCATCGTATTCTTTTGAAGAGCCAAAACGCAACTTTTCATCTTTATTGGATTCAATAAAGTCAGTCATACGCTTCAATTGCTTTTGCCACACCGGAAGCAATTCATCTTCGCTAAAGTTGTGCGCCTCGCGTATTTCACGCCATTTGCCATCGTCAATCCAAACGCGCAAAGTCTTTTCAGTAATTTTTACGCTTTCTGCAATATACTTGTTTGTATATTCCAAATTACTCAAATACAATGCTTTTGCAAGTTCTTTTTGCTCTGTTTTGGATAATTGCTTTTGTTGCTTTGCTTGCATGGTCTTATTGTTTTTTTTGATACAAATTAAAACACTTTTCTACATTATATAAAGAACACTATTGTAAGGTCTTATTTAGTATAGAAAACAGTATATAATTATCTATAAAACAGCAATTTACTATTTTTACGTTTTGTTTTATCGTTGTAAATTTGTACTCTCAAAATGATACTAATTTTAATGTTTGTTTTATTAAAATAATAGCTTATGCGATTTGTACTAATAGATGAAAGTTTGATGCGAAGTGGTTATTGGGTTTCGGTTGCTGGTATCGACTTGCAACAGTTTGAAAAGAATCCAATTATGTACTTTATGCACATGCGCCCTGGCGATTCCTCTAATAGAGCATCGAATATGGTTCATGCAATTGGCACTTGGGCAGATGTACGCAAAGAAGAAATAAACGGTGTACTTGCAATTACTGGCGAGGCTATATTCGATGAGAAAGATGAATTTGCATTGACTATCAAAAACAAAGTAGAAAGCGGTGTTTACAAAATGGCAAGCGCGGGTTTACAGCGTGTTGAATGGTCAGAAGATATTAACCTTTTGAAACAAGGGCAAACTTACGCTACACTCACCAAGTCAATTATGCTAGAGGCTTCAATAGTAGATAGAGGTGCAAACGACAATGCTATTAAGCTATTTGATGAAACAAATAACGAAATCAAATTATCTGATTTGCAAATCATAAATTTAACTCAAATGAAAAACGAAACAATTAATCTTGAAGACATTAGAACTATTCTAGTGCTAGGTGCAGAAGCTTCGCAAGCCGTTGCTATTGAAGCAATAAAAGGGCTGAAAGTAGAAAATGAAGCTTTGAAAGTTCAAATAGTTGAATTAAAAGCCAAAGAAACGGACTTAATCAAATTGCGCGATGAAATTACAGCCGCAGCAAAAGCCGCTTTTAATGTAAAGCTCGAAAGCCCAAGCTTGAAACTTAGCGATGTAAACAAAAAGATTTATCTTGAAATGTACGAAAAATCACCGGAACTTGCCGAGCAAGCTTTGAAGTTAGCACAACCTTACAAACCACTTGCTAGTGTACCGGAAGGCAACCAAAGCAACGAACTCTCTTTTACTGATTACCAAAAGAAAAACCCAACGGTTTTGGAAAAGATGAAAACCGAAAACCCTGAAAAATTCAACGAATTATTCAAAGCTGAATTTGGAAAAGATTACAAATTTTAGTCAATCAAACTTTGCCAAAGCTCAACCCTTTGGCAAAGTTGAAAGCTAAAAACAAACTCAAATATTAACTTTAATAACTCATATCCAATGCCTGAAGTATCATATCCAACCGGAGCTATGAATATCAAAACTCCCGCTTACGCCGCAACGCAAGCCGTTACTGTTGAAAGCAAAAAAGAATACATCAATCTAGGTGAGCTTACTGGTGCAACCACCGTAAATCTTACCGTGCCCGCTGACCAACCCGCTGGTGCAGAACTTTTCATTAAAGCCAAATCGGACGGCACGGCTCGCACCGTAACACTCGGACCTGGTTTTGTTGGTGTAGCGGTTGCTGGCGTTATCTCGAAAACAAAGCTTTTATACTTTGTTTTCAATGGTACAGCTTACGAGCACGTATCAACAAACCAATTGGATTAATTTCCAAATCCTATTGAATAGTATAAACTTTTAAATACATTTTAAATCATGTTTAAATTTCTAAAATTATCATTTGCGTTTCTTATAGCATTCGCATTTTCAACAGCCTTACAGCCGTTTGGCTTTGACCCTGTCGCGGTTATTTCCGTTGGCTTTTTGGCTTCTTTTATTCCGATGCCTTCCGGTGTGTTTGCAGCAGGTATAAACGTTGAAATTTGGCAAAAAACGATAATCGAAAATCTTTTTAAGAATAATGAGTTTTTACTCAATTCTCAAGATGTTTCAAGTGCCGTTGTAGGTGGTCGTATTGTACACAAACCAAACGCTGGTGCTGCTAGTGGTGTAGTTCGTAACAGAACCATTTTACCCGCAACTGTAAAAAGAAGAGCCGACTTAGATTTGGTTTACACTTTGGACGAGTTTACTTCAAATCCTATTTTATTGACTGACGCGGAGAAATACGAACTTTCGTATGATAAAACGACCAACGTATTAGCAACTGACATGGCAAACATACGCCAATCAATGGCTGAATGGATTTTATACTCTTGGCGTGCAGAAACTGCTACAAATTTAATTGCAACAACCGGTGGTGCCGTTGCTGCTTACTTAACAGGGCAAACCGGAAACCGCAAAGCGTTTGAATTAAAAAATTTATCGGAAGCCCAAGCTAGACTTGACGAGCAAGATGTTCCTGCGGAAGATAGATTTGCTTTGTTTGATGCACGTATGTACCAACAGTTTGTAGATGCACTTTCAGCTACACAATATAGAGACTTTTCTGCTGGTTTGGATAAAGAAAAAGGTATCGTTGGCGAAATGTACGGTTTCAAAATTATGAAACGCTCGTCGGTTCTTAGATACACTTCTGCTGGCGTTGCATTAACACCGGAAGAGGCAACTGCCGCAACTACCAACACCGCTTGTTTGATTTGGCAAAAGAACATGGTAGAACGCGCTTTGGGCGATGTGAAAATGTTTGAGAGCAAAGGCGAGCCTACTATGTATGGCGATGTTTATAGCTTCTTAGTAAACGGTGGTGGCTCGAAAAGTAGATACGATAAAAAAGGTGTTCTTGCAATAGTTCAAGCAGCAAGCGCATAGAAAATATTTGTTTTTTCATATTTCTTGTTTTTTGGTTGTAAAGTGGGCAGTTTGATACTGCTCACTTTTTCCGAAAAAACAGAAAAACAGAAAAACAAAAAAGCAGAAAAACAAAAAAGCAAAAAAACAAGAAAACAAATGAAAGAAGTAAAACACATAAAAGATACTTTGCCTTTTGAAGCCAACGGTGTAAAGTATCATTTCAATTTTGAATTACCAATTTCGAGATTCAAAGAATTTCAAAAACTCAAAACCCTTTTGCAATTTGCTGCAAAAGATGAATCGGAATTATTTGAAGACTTCAAATATATTTACGAAAATGTAAATGGCAATCAGTTAGATAGAATGAAAGTTCTTACTATTTGTCATAACAACATGCACGGAATTAAGAATACGATTGATTCCCGTTTCCACGGTGTATTTCAATTGGCTGCCTTGTTTATCAATAGAGAAAACGAAGATGCTACTAAATTTGACAAAGCTCTTAATGAGTTGAAAATTGCAGATTGGGAAGCGGAAGGTTTTGCGGCGAGCAGTTTTTTTTTCTTAGTACCCAATTTGATGAAAAATTTTACCAATCGCTTGAACGAAGAAACCAATATTTCTTTGGACAAAGCAAAAGAAAAGCTAAAAACACAAACGAAACAATAAGCAATTACGAAAGTGAATGTTTACGAATAGATAATTATTTTAGAAATGCCACCGAACTAGTGGCAAAACACACAAATAGTTCTT